CATTACAAGCATCCAGAGTGTCGCAATGCTAACTCTATCGGTATTGAGTTGTGCGTCCGCAATAAGGGCAGTAAAGCTGATACAAGCCGAGACTGGTATTTTGAGGATGCCACAGTTGCAAGTGCTATCCAATTGACACGGGAGCTTATGGCTAAGTATGGAGTGCCAGCAGATCATGTTATCCGACATTACGATGTAACTGGTAAGATATGTCCGAATCCATACGTGTACAATCACACAAAGCATACATGGCAAGATTTTAAGGCACAGATCAGCGGACAGCAGTCTATACCGACACCACAACCGGCACAGGCAAGTGCATGGAAGCCCATGGGCACAGCGACATGTGGCGGGAATAGCGTGCGTGTAAGACAGTCTCCGGGAGGGGCAATATTACTATCTCTTAACAAGGGTAACCGGTTTGAGGTTGATGGTCAGACCTCTGGTAGTTGGACACGCGTTAAAGTGCAGTCTATAATAGGATGGATGGCCACACAGTACGTTATACCGGACAAGGTGCAGACTGTACAGCCAGCACAAGCGGCGCAGTCAGTCCCTGCAACAAACAATCCAATTGTCAGAGACGGGCAGATACACTGCAATAACTTCTGCAATGCAGGACTAAAAGAGGATGGAATCCGGGGGGCTGCGACGGTCAGAGGCGGCGTTATGGTGCTCCAGCAGGCAGCTAACATGGATTATGGTGTCGGGCTTAAGGTAGACGGTATCCCGGGAGCCAAAACGGATGCAGCGCTGAGCGGTCATACTGTCCGGATCGGGGAGTCGCAGGAGATGGTACGCGCACTACAGATATTACTTATGCTGCGTGGATACAATCCTAATGGTGTGGACGGCAGCTTTGGTGCCGGCTGTGATGCGGCAGTGCGGCAGTATCAGAGTGCACATGGCCTTACTGTGGACGGTATTGCAGGATATAATACTTTTAAGAGTTTGATTTCCTAATTTGATAGCCCCTCGGGGCTTTAATCAAATGTCGCCTATAATTAGGAAGAGCTTTTTACAGTTCTTGACTAACATTTGACTAACAAAGTTATAAAAAGATAGATTAAACTACAAAAGTTAGAAAAAGCAAAACCTGTAAAAACCGCATAAAATCAACGTTTTTGGAAAAAATGAAAAGTTATAAAGAGCAAAATCTAAAGTTCGGGACGCAGAGGTCGTGGGTTCGAATCCCGTCGCTTCGATTAAAAAAAGCCTGTAAATACAAGGAAAAGCGAAGGTTACTCCATTTTGTGGGGTGGCCTGTTTTTATGTCTTGACTAACAATTGACTAACGTTGCTTATTTTGCACTTTTAAACATCCCACCAAGTGAATCTGCTGCTGCTTCATCTTTTTTGCGAAGGGCGTGCGCATAGATGTCCATCGTGGTGGAAATCTCCGAGTGTCCCAGCCTGGATGATACCGTTTTTAAGTCTACCCGGTCAGCGATCAGCAAGGTGGCGGATGTGTGCCGAAGTCCATGCAAGGTTATTTCTGGTAGTTTCTCTTCGTGATCCGGATCCGCATTGTATCGTTTTATAATTTTCTTAAACGCATGATTGGGCGTGCTGATATCCATCTGTGCTCCGTTATCTTTTGTGAATATATGCCCTTCACCCTGCCAATATGACCCCAAGGACAGTCTCTCCACGTTCTGCGCGGATTTATATTGTTTGAGCATCTTCATCACATCCAGGGGCATTGAGACCGTTCTGACAGATGAATAATTTTTAGGAGCTTTGGTAATCTGCCCCTGTTTTGTTCTTGCAGCCGACTTTGTAATACTGATTGTATTATTTTTAAAGTCTACATCACTCCATGTTAAGGCAATCGATTCGCCTAACCGGAATCCCCCAAACAGCGCGAGAAAGAAAAATATCTTTTGCTGTAGCGGGACAGTATGCGTTTCAAAGTGCCTGGCTGATGGCGAACCATCTTTTCTTATTCTGCCGCCGCTGGATGTCGTATACTCTTCATCGAGATAATCCAGAAATATTTTTGCTTGTTCCAACGTAAAGTATTTTATGTCCGCAGCCGATCTGTCCGGCTTGGGCGGTTTGACCCTTTTGCAGGGATTAGACTCTATCAGCTGCCATTGTACGGCGGTATTCAGAGTGCTGCTGATGATTTGATGGATCCGCTTGATTGTGTTTGCCTTATAGGGTTTTTTCTTTCCTTGAACGGTATATCCGTCTTTTAACAGCTTGTTATAAAAATCCTGAATGTGCAGCGGACGTATTTGGCTTAACTTCAGGTGCCCGATTTCGGGCACGATAAGATTATTCAGGGAGCTTTCACAACGTTCGATTGAGGTCTGTTCCATTTGCTTTTGTGCGTAGTCTTTCAGCCAAAGCTCAACATAATCTTTATAAAGCATTTTACCGCCATTAAGATATTGCCCGGATATAACCTTATCTTCGAATTCAACTACAAATTTTTCCAGGGCTTTTCGGTTTTGCCGCTCGGTCTTGTCCGGATCCGGAATAAACGTAGCAGTCTCTATAATCTGCGTGCCGTCCGATTTTCTGCCGTTACTGACGGTTATTTGATATCCTTTTCCGCGTTTTCTTATACTGGCCATAATATCCTCCTTTAAAATGGGTATAAAAAATACACCTGTACAGGTGCGGGAGGCTTGTGGTACAATATATGTGTTGAGTATATGTATCGGCCTTGCGCCTGTACAGTATCTATGTGAAGCCGTTCCTGTTGGCGCAGGGGCGGTTTTTGTTTTGCTTATTGTAGATTATTTTGCCTTATTTTTTAAATTAGTTGCCTTTACAGTTCTATTTCTAAAATATTCTTTTCTATTCGACTGTGCTAAATTTTGAATGGCTTTATCGGCAACCCGTATTTCATCATCATACATCTTACGCTTACGATATATAATACACAGACGTTTATATGGATGACTGCCCTCAAATCTGTGAGTGACATTATATTCATAAAGAGATACGGCCGCATCTACGTTCCCATCCTTTTCGAGATTCATGCCTACCAGATTGTTATTAACAGGGTCAGAAGAGGGAGGTACGTTTTTGATTTCCTCCATAACTTTTTTAATTTCTTTATTGTGCCCTGAGTTTTTAGAATGCGAAACGATGACGGATTGATGTTTTTCAATCATTGCATCTCCTTTTCCTGTGGGTTTTGCATCTTCAAGATATCCATTCTTTGCTAGAAAGTCTTTCTCAGCCTCAAAATTTATACCATATTTATATTCAAAATACGCCGGAACTTTCTTGTTTGCATATTTTCCCAACCAATATAGCATGTAGACATGCCCGGGCAAGAGTCCATCATCGTACCTGGTCATTGTCACCCCTTGTATAATATTTTGTTTTGGAAACATCTTAACTTTTTCAGCCCAATCCTTCATATCTCTATCATCAGAGATATAGGGCTTTACTTCATAATCAAAATAATATTTTTGTAGAAATAAGTTTTTCCTGAGGGAACCCTTCCCTGATTTTGATAAAAAATTTAGAAAGCCCATTTAAATACCCCCTGTTTTCATCTTAATTACAATATTAGTCAGGTTGTTTATCCGGCACGGAATCTATTTATAAATTATTGTAAATATTTTGAAGATTCTCGTTAAATGCTTCAAGTATATTTTTGGGCATCTCAGTAATATCAGGTATCTTGTTTTCACTCGAATATTTAATTCTGTAGGAATAATGGTTTTCTTTGTGCAAGGCTGCTTTGTCTGGTGAAACTTTATAGGTATCATCTTGCTTTATTCTAACACTGCTTGATAGTTCAGCTTCAGAAAATTCATATTTGTTTCCTTCACTTGTTCCAAAAAAATAAATTCGATTTCCACCTATGTCCGAGAAACCATAATTAACAAGTGTTTCAAAATCCATACTATTATCGCCGCATGACAAATACAAGTCTGGATTGATGACGGTGCCGTTATATGTAGTTTCCGTCTTATCTTTATCTATCCAATGTTTTTCGGTTTCGTTTAGACCCCTAATATTGATAGAAATTGTCCCGTAGATATTCCATTCGTTATCCCGAAAAGATTGATATAAATTTACGCCATTTAATTGTATAGTGGATTTGTTTAATTCCATATTGGCTGGCAATTTCTCAATCTCCACTTCTTTTCCGGTATCTGATCTTTTGCCACATCCACCAAGCATTATTCCCAAAAGTATTATGCGTCCAGATATTAATAATTTCTTCTTCATTGAGCTTCCTCCTTTTTATTTTAATCTTAGGTCAATAAGTTCCATTGGATATCCGGTACATCTGCAAAACTGGTCTTTGGTGCACCCGGCGAAATCATTCAACATGTCCTGCGTGATTAAAAGATATGCTGCGAACCAATTTGCTTGTCTTTCGGTCTTGCTCGTCAACATTAAGGTATGGTGCGCCATAAAGCAGCAGTTTTCTTTCCAGTGCAGGACAGCATGTCCAAGCTCATGGGCCATTACAACACTTAAAAACACTTCGTCTTCAATGCCCGAATTCAGAAAAATACATCTGGTGTGCGCCAGATACTTATACATTCCAGAGTATTTTCCCAGCGGCTCAAAGAACACTTTAATCCCCAATATTTCAGCAATTTTGAATGGGTCATTAGTTTCAAAATGCTTCAAATAATACATTATAAGTCTTTTAATTCTTTTGCCCAACAAAGTCACCCCTGTCACTTTTTATTCTTATTAGGATTATACTTCTCCTTGTTAATTATTTTTAGCTGCTTCATAGCAGATTCCAGAGCATTTTCCAGTAAAGACAAAGACATCGGATCTACCTCCTCACCATTATAATACAACGGCCCGTCATTCTGGTCTTTGATATCTTTCATTATAACATCCAGTTTCTTTTTAATATCTCTTTCGTCTTTCGGCGTAAGCACTAGTTCTTTTTTATCAGTTTCTTTTCCAGTCAATACATAGTCGATCGTTACCCCAAAATAGTCAGCGATAATTTCAGCAAGTTCAGTTCCACATTTAGAATCTTTCTTTTTCCATGTGCTGATCGTTGATGAGCTTACCCCTGTATCCTTGCAAAATCTATATGCAGTTATCCCCTTTTCTTTTAGTAATTTCTCAAATATCTCGTACATAATGCTCCCTTCTAAAATTATTTCTGCAAAACGAGATAAAAGCTATTGACTAACTCGGTATAACGTGCTATAGTATGCTCATAGCTTGGTTAAACGAGATAACAGCTCTTAATCAAGAAGTAATTCGGCTGAATAATATAGTTCGTTCGACAAACATACTATATCACTAAACCGAACCAAACACAAGTATAAATTTATAATAAAAAGGAGGTGTAGTTTTGTCTAAAATGTACACTTGCGCGGATGTAGCCCAGCGTTACGGCGTGAAGGTTATTACTGTATGGGATTGGATTCGCAAAGAGAAACTGTCTGCAATAAAGATTGGAAGGGATTACAGAGTCTCTGAGGAAGACCTTAAAGTGTTCGAGGAAAATAATCGAACTACAAGAAAACAATCGAATATTTCTTAGAATAACACAATAGCTGTCCGATAAAAAGGACAGGAAAGGAGGTGCAAGAGATGTTAAGACATTTTATAACGAAACATAGAGAAAATGGAAAACAATATGCAGAATCTTGGCTACAGTTCAATATTTTGGGGAAATGCTTTTGCTTTTCAGAGAAAAGAATTGAAATATAAAAGCCACCATCCTAAGACAGTGGTTTCTGTGGAAGAGGAGGATAAGTGAAGAATAAATTTGAGCAGCGTTTAAAAGAACTTGAGAGAAAGTCAAAGTATTACGATCTAGCAACTGAAAAAGTAATCATCAATGAGGACTTAGAAAAAGATATTGACGATATCTGGGTGGAAAGTAATTTCGAAGAACTAAATAAAAAAGTAGACGCTTCGAAAAGCGCCTACAAATTCATTACCGTAGCCCTTGTATCCGCCGTTTTAGTTTTTGTTCATCAGCTATTTTCTTTCCAACGACCCGACTAAGTTCCGTGGAATTTCCGAATCTGTAAAGGACGTCCGTCAAGATATCTTCAAGTTCGGATTTTGAAATAGTGTCGCCTTTTGAATGGGCTGTAATACTTTTTGAGACGATACTTCTTACATCGTTTTCAAACATAGCCACGCCTCCTTTCTTCGACTGGTGCTGGAACATCGGTCGATAATACATGATATTGTGCGAATATGCGTTCGCTATACAATATATAGTATCACATAGATAGGAGGAAATCAATGGATAAATATGAATTATCTGAAATTCTAAGAAGAGAAAGGACGAATCAAGGACTTACAATTAAGCAGCTGGCTGAAAAGGCGGGGGTTACTACAAGAGCGATTGATTACTGGGAGGCAAAGCAAAAGGTAATGTCAATTGAGAGTGCAGATAAGATTTTTAAAGCACTAGGAATCAGCATAACAATAGGCTATGAGCCAGAAAAGGAGGTGTGAGAGATGACTCTTATTATTATTCAAATTTGGACTTTGGTAATGCAGGTATTCATATTGATTTCAATAATTCAGATGACAGCAGGGAATTTCAAAGAAGATAGAGCCCGAAAAAAAAGGTACAAGACTCACAGATCAGTAAAGGCGGTTTGCCCTAAATGCAACTATGGACATTTTCGAAGGTACATAATTATAAAACCCAAAACTGGAAAATGCCCATATTGCGGGGCTGACGTCAAGTATAAAAAGAAGAAATACAACGTGGGTTACAATTACCGGTAATTGTCTGGGATGGAAGTTTCTTGATGGCTTTTACCGCCAACTGCAAGTATGGATACAGATATCGTAGAAAGTAAGCAAGAAACAAGAGCAATAAATACATTCATAAAAAGTACCCCCATATATATGTTTGATGAAAGAATTTTATCATAGCGGTGGAATTAATACAAGGATATTTACAAGAACTATAAAAGGAGAAGGAGGTGTGAGAGCCATGACAATCCCGACAATGAAGACCATCCGGGAGGCAAGCAACGCAACCGGCATCAGCTATGACCGGATTCGGAAGATGTGCTTGCAGAATAAGATTGTGTACTGCAAGTCTGGTAAAAAGTACTATATCAACATGGAGAAGTTCGTAGAATATCTGAACAAAGGAGATGGACAAGATGAAGCAGATAATCCTACACCTTAAAGCAACAGTCCTATCCGGCGCCGCAGCATTATTGTTGATGGTATCGCTGCTGTATGCCGGCGTGGAGGTGCTAGACGTATTTTTTTGGATGCTGCTTACGTACTTTGGGCTGTATTTTGGGGCGCTAGCAGTAATCGAGGAAAGGAGAGAACGTGACCATTAAAGAGAAAATCGCAGTAATCATGGAGTCCATCAATACCAGGGTATATGCGATACAGCCGGAAGAGGAAGACGGTTGGCAGGTGGCTATCTATCACGCACTGTGTGATATCGAAGAAAAAAGCCCTGAGAGCGGCAACTCCTAGGGCAAGTAGCAAGTAAACAATATATCACCTCTATTATAAAGGAGTTAGGAGAGTTTGTAAATGTCAAAATCGTATTTAAAAGAAGCCTTAGAGGCAGACAACACCGCAATAGGCATCCAGGATGGGCTTAATCACTATGTTCGCAGACTTCAGAGTATTATTAACAGCACGCCAGTGTTAGACGGAGCACTCATTGTAGCTGCGATGAAGATATTGGCGCTGGCCATGGAGCAGAAAATGGATGAGGACGAGAAAGAATTGATACAGCATCTTATCAACCATTGCATCTGCTTTGACGCAAGTGAAATGGAGGAGACCCATGAAGCAGATTAGTTATCAGGAGGCCATCGAGCTTATGGCTTTTGCCGGCAGGACAAACATCTACATGGGCAGGCTTGATACAGCACACGATATCTCTATTGAGTTTTTAAGAGACCAAGCGAACGATGGAATGTCCTTTTTCGTGGATGACTCGGAGGCATGGGAGAAAGACAAAGCCGTACCGGTTGATGCTGGAAACGAGAAATTTGAAGAGGTACCGGTGCCTGGTGGACGAGAGGGTGAAACCGTAAAGTTGATTAAGAGTCCTCCGGCGGCAGACCTCACTGAGCCTATGACTAAGCCAAAGACTAGAAAGCCCGAATCTAAGACTAAGAGAAAAAAGATCGATAAATGAAAGATCATGGCACTGCACAATGCAGGGTGGTCAGGCAAAGAGATCGCGGAGGAGATGGATATCAGTCCGGCAACTGTAAGTAAGTATATAAAAAAGATCAAGTATATAAATGGAGGAAAAAACAATGATGGAAGTAACAATTAATATCCCGGGATTGACAGAACTCGCAGGAGCAATCAACGCACTGGCGGCCTCAAAAACCGTAAACATACCAGTTATGGTAGATGGACAGCAGATAGCACAGGATCAGGTACAACCGAAGAATGTAGAACCCCAGGCTCAGATACAGCCGCAGGCGAAGACACAGAGGGAAGAGACCCCAAAGCAAGATCCGCTAAAAGAGCCTGTGCAGAAGCAGGATCCACCAAAACAGGAAGTCCCAACATCGACGATCAGCTACAAGTTGGACGATCTGGCCAAGGCAGCCATGACTCTTATGGATGCGGGCAGACAGGCGGATCTGCAGCAACTACTGGGCACTTTCGGGGTGGCCTCCCTTCCGGAGCTTCCGGCAGAGCAATATGGAGCCTTTGCTACAAAACTTAGGGAAATGGGGGCGCAGATCTAATGAGACACGAAAACAGAGCACATGCGCTGCTCAGCGCATCCAGTGCGCACCGGTGGCTTGTTTGTACGCCAAGCGCAAGGCTGGAGGAGCAGTTCCCAGATACCACTTCGGATGCAGCCAAGGAGGGGACGCTGGCGCATGAGCTGGCGGAACTAAAGCTCCGGAGTTATTTTTACACGGTTGACTTCGGCAAAAGAAAGCTGAACAACGCGATCAAGAAGCTGAAAACACAGGAGCTCTGGAATGACGAAATGCTTAACTATACGGACGATTATCTTGATTATGTGAAGAACATTGCCCTGGCATTTGATGACCTCCCATATGCAGCTCTTGAGAGGAGGGTCGATTTCAAGGAGTGGGTTCCGGATGGCTTCGGAACGGCCGACTGCATTCTGATCAGCAGCAATATCCTGCATGTGATTGATTTTAAGTATGGAAAGGGCGTCCCGGTGTCCGCAGAACAGAATCCACAGATGATGCTCTACGCACTCGGCGCTTATGGTACATACCGGATGCTGTACCCGATCAAGGAAATCCGGATGTCCATTGTGCAGCCTCGACTGACCAATGGAAACTCAGATTTTTCCATTCCACTTGAGAAATTACTTGAGTTCGGGGATTTTGTTAAGAGGCAGGCGGCCATAGCCACCGAAGGAAGAGGAGAATTTAACCCCGGCGAGAGCCAGTGCCGGTTCTGCCGGGCAAGGCAGCAGTGCCGGGCGCGATCGGACTACAATGTCAGGCAGGCTTTTGGCGGAGAACTGCCACCTCTGATTACAAATGAAGAGGTCGGCGAACGGCTGCAGAGACTTGTGGACGTGGTTAAGTACCAGAAAGACCTGCAGGAGTATGCGCTTAAGGAGTGCCTCGCCGGGAAGGAAGTGAAAGGCTGGAAGGCAGTTGAAGGAAGAGGGTCCAGGGATTGGACAGACATGGATCAGGCATTTAAGAAACTAGAAAATAGTGGAATTGATGAAGCGATGCTTTGGGAGCGTAAATCCCTTACACTCGCCCAGGTGGAGAAGACTGTAGGAAAGAAAGAATTTGGCGAGATGGTCGGAGATATGGTTGTGAAGAATCCGGGCAAGCCTGCTTTGGTAAAAGAAACAGATAAACGGCAGGCAATAACTAATCAAATCAGCGCGAAAGACGCATTTCAGGAGGAAAAATAATTATGAATAACGAAACTAATGTAACAACAGGAAAAGTGAGAGTGAGCTATGTACACCTTTTCAAACCCTATGCTTACCAGCCGGGGCAGGAAGAAAAATTCTCTGTAACAGTCCTTGTACCAAAGACGGACACAGCAACGAAACAGCGCATCGATGATGCCATTGAAGCCGCAAAACAGAGGGGCACAACAGAGAAATGGAATGGCCAGTGCCCGCCAGTTGTACCAACTCCGATATACGACGGGGACGGCGTAAGGCCTTCCGACGGCATGGCCTTTGGGCCTGAGTGCAAAGGGCACTGGGTATTTACCGCAAATGCTAAAGCGGATTATCCGCCAGAGATCGTGGATGAAAGATGCAACCCGATCATCAACCAATCCGAAGTGTACAGCGGGATGTACGCAAGAGTTAATGTCAACTTCTTCCCCTATGCCTTCGGAGGTAAAAAGGGCATCGGGTGTGGACTTGGTCCGGTGCAGAAGGTGGCAGACGGAGAATCCCTGGGTGGAGGTGCTATGTCAGCGGTGCAGGCATTCGGTGCACCGCAGAGTGCTCCACAGCAGTCTCAGCCATCTGGCGGTATCAATCCGATCACTGGGCAGCCAATGTAAGCAACAGGGCAATATGCAGTACAAAAGAGGGGCTTAAAGCCCCTCAAATGATTAGGAGATAAAAATGAGCAGTAAACATCATTTATCCATAGACATAGAAACAAAAAGCAGTGTAGACATCGGGAAAGCCGGATCCTATCGGTACGCACAGTCCCCTGACTTTGAGATTCTCCTGTTTGGCTATCAGCTGGATAATCTGCCGGTTGAGGTCGTAGATCTTGCAAAAGGGGAAGAAATACCGGAAAAGATTGTAAATATGCTGGAGAACCCGAATGTGATTAAACATGCTTACAATGCAGCGTTCGAATGGTACTGCCTTAATCGGGCGGGTTACACAACCAGGCTGCCACAGTGGAGATGTACCATGTTCCACTCCCTGTACTGCGGATATGCAGCAGGACTGGATGCCACAGGTAAGGCAATAGGCCTGCCGCAGGACAAGCAAAAGCTGTCAACGGGCAAGGCCCTGATCCGGTATTTCTGTGTTCCCTGCAAGCCCACAAAACGCAATGGAGGCAGGACCTGGAATCTTCCGGAGCATGATCCGGAGAAGTGGGAACTGTTTAAGGAATACAACAAACAGGATGTTGTGACAGAACATGAGATCTTAAAAAGGCTCAACTATTTTCCGGTTCCGGAAGAAGAAGAAAGGCTATGGCAGATTGATATACTCATGAATGCTTTTGGGGTCCGTGTGGACACCGAGCTGATTGACGGGGCACTCTACATTGATGAAATCAGCACGCAAAAACTGACGGATGAGGCAATTGAAATAACAGGTCTTGATAATCCAAACAGCCCGACACAGCTGAAAGAATGGCTGTCCGACAAGATCGGAGAGGATGTACCGAACCTGACGAAGGCAACAGTGACGGACTTACTGGAGAAAGAGGACCTTCCGAAGGAAGCAGGACGGATGCTTGAGATCCGGCAGAGGCTCGGGAAGACATCTATTAAGAAGTATGTAACCATGCAGACGGCAAAGGGCGAGGGCGACCGTGTACGAGGACTGACACAGTTCTATGGTGCCAATCGTACCGGCAGATGGGCCGGAAGACTGGTACAGTTGCAGAACCTTCCGAGAAACTACTTAAGTACATTGGATCAGGCGCGGAAACTCGTAAAAGAAAAGAATTATGACGGCGTGAAAATGATCTACGGAAACGTACCTGACACACTCTCCCAGCTGATCCGGACAGCTTTCATCCCCTCCGAGGGGAACAAGTTCGTGGTCGCTGATTACAGCGCGATCGAGGCTCGTGTGATTGCGTGGCTGGCCGGAGAACAATGGGTCAACGAGGTATTCGCCACACATGGCAGGATCTATGAGGCTACGGCATCACAGATGTTCCATGTGCCAATCGAGAAGATTAAAAAGGGCAATCCGGAATATGCACTGCGCCAGAAAGGCAAAGTCGCAACCCTTGCCCTTGGTTACCAGGGCGGGGCGTCGGCATTGATCGCAATGGGCGCCCTTAACATGGGTCTTACAGAAGATGAATTGCCGGACATTGTGACTAGGTGGAGACAGTCCAATCCACATATCAAGGACCTTTGGTATGCAGTTGAGAATGCGGCCCTTAAGACGATGACCGCGGCACAGCCGCAGACCATGAAAAACCTGATCTTCAGATTGGAGGGTGACATGATCTATGGGCAGAACTTCCTAACAGTTCAGTTGCCGAGCGGCAGGAAACTGTTTTACCCGAAGCCCTTTCTTCAGGAGAACCGGTTCGGAAAAATGGCTATCCATTATTACAGTGTCGGACAGCAGACAAGAAAGTGGGAAGTAACATCCACCTATGGCGGAAAAATGACAGAGAATATTGTGCAGGCCATCGCAAGGGACTGCCTGGCTGTGACAATTAAGCGAATACAAGGAAAAGGCTGGCAGACAGTATTCCATGTACATGACGAGGTGATCGTGGATGCACCGATGGACGTGACAGTCGACGATCTCTGTGAACTGATGGCCGAGCCCATACCCTGGGCGCCGGGGTTGATCCTGAAAGGCGCGGGCTTTGAAAATAATTATTATATGAAAGACTAGGAAGGGAGAAGAGCAAGAATGCAGAATAACAGAATGCTGCAGATCAGCACAGCCGGAAGCAGAAAAGCCATGCAGTGGCCAAAAAGCAATATTGGCTGGAGTGAGTTTGTGGAAAGGCTAAAAACTCCCATAAGAAGCACAGAGACCTTAGAGGAATACATGAAATATCCGAAGTCGAAGCAGGATGAGTTGAAAGATGTCGGCGGGTTTGTCGGTGGTACCTTCTCTGGAGATCGCCGCAAGGCCTCCGGAGTGGAGGGCAGAGACCTCATAACACTGGACCTCGACCAAATACCCACAAGCGGTACAAAAGACGTCCTGAGGCGTGTTTCGGGTCTTGGGTGTGCCTCTGTTGTTTACAGCACAAGAAAGCATTCAGAATATGCGCCCAGGCTACGAGTAATTGTTCCGCTGGATCGCACGGCCACGGCCGATGAGTATGAGGCCGCAGCACGTAAGATCGCGGCCATGATTGGCATACAGTTCTGCGATCCAACGACGTTCGAGGCATCCCGGTTGATGTACTGGCCGAGTTGCTGCTCAGACAGTCAATATGTGTTTGAGACCTATGACCATGAGTTCGCCAATCTGGACGGCATCCTTAAAATGTACGGGGACTGGCAGGATGTTACACAATGGCCTCAAGTCCCGGGTGCAGAGGCACTTGAGAGGCGAAGACTGGCCAAGCAGGAGGACCCAACAACCAAGCGCGGACTCATCGGAGCATTTTGCCGTACGTACACCATCACACAGGCCATGGAGAAGTTTCTAAATGGAATGTATGAAGAGACTGCAATGCCCGGGCGATACACCTATACGGGCGGGTCCACAGTCGGCGGTGCAATTGTGTACGACGGAGACTTGTTCTTATATTCCCACCACGCTACAGACCCCTGCTCCGGACTGCTGGTCAATGCGTTTGACCTTGTTAGGCTGCACATGTATGGCGATAGGGATGATGAGGCTAAAGAAGGCACTCCGGTCAACAAGCTCCCTTCTTTTATGGCCATGGGCAAGCTGGCAGGGGAGGATCCTGAGGTCTCCGCACTAATGTCGAAAGAGAAGTTTGAAGAGGCGCAGAAGGCCTTTCAGACACCGCTGGACGAGGCGGGCGGAGATGAGGACACGATTGATCTCAGCTGGCTGCAGAGGCTCTCAAAGGACGGGAACGGGAAGTATGAGAAGACGATTAATAATGCGGTTCTCGTCCTGGAGAATGATCCGCTTATTAAGGGAAAGATTGCGACAGATGAGTTCGCGAGCTGTGGGATGGTTTTAGGATCTACGCCCTGGAACCCGTCGAAAGAGAAACGGAGGTGGACGGACGCAGATGACGCCGGACTATACCGGTATCTGGAAACTTATTACGGAATCACCGGCCGGGAGAAGGTCGACAACGCACTTATTATTGTGAGTGCGGAGAACAAGATCAACGACGTAAAAGGGTATCTACAGAGCTTGAAATGGGACGGAAAGAAACGCGTGGACACTCTGCTGCCGGATTACCTGGGGGCAGAAGATAATGAATACACACACGCGGTCATGAGAAAGTCTCTTTGTGCGGCGGTAGCCAGAGCCATCAAGGGCGCCGTGAAGTATGATTACATGCCAATCTTTACCGGACCGCAGGGGATCGGAAAGAGTACTTTCCTGTCTATGCTGGGGAAGGACTGGTTTTCTGATTCGCTCACAACGTTCGAAGGTAAGGAGTCCGCGGAGTTAATACAGGGTACCTGGATCAATGAGATTGGAGAATTAAGTGCCTTCTCTAAGCAGGAGACACAGATTATCAAGCAATTTCTTTCCAAGTGCCACGACATCTACCGGGCAGCATACGGCAGGCGGACGGAAAAATATCCGAGACGGTGTGTTTTCTTCGGAACATCAAATGACAGTGAATTCCTGAAGGACGCAACCGGTAACCGTAGGTTCTGGCCGGTTGATGTGGGACTTTATGAACCAAAGAAATCTATATGGAATGACCTGCCTGAAGAGGTAGATCAAATCTGGGCAGAGGTATATGTCTACTGGATGTTGGGAGAGCCCCTGTTTCTGCCTCGAGAAATTGAAAAGATAGCCGAAGAAATGCAAGAAGACCACAGAGAGACATCCGGGAAGGAGGGCATGATCCGGGACTTCCTCGAAAAGGAGATACCAACAGACTGGGATTCCTACAACATTCAGAGCCGGCGGCAGTACTGGGCAGGAAACATGAGAGTGCCGGACAATACAGCCATGACGAAACGTGATAAAGTCTGCGCTGTGGAAATATGGGCCGAGTGTTTGAACGGGGACCCGAGGTACATGAAGCGGATGGATTCTGTGGAGATCAACAATTCTCTGATGACAATAAAAGGCTGGGAACGCAATAAATCAATGCGCAGGTATGGCCCCTACGGAAGGCAAAGAGGATTTGAAAGGCCACGATTCTAAAGCAAAAATGATCGGGTTGAAAGGGCGTCAACATTATAAAAAAGGCGAAAAAAAGAATGTTGACGGAGGGTGTCAACAAGGGTAACAAGAAAAAATGAAATGTTGACATACTTTGAGTACGCCAAAAACCGCATAAACATTGACAAAATTAACTATCGTCAACAATGTCAACAAGATATCTATAAGTAATATATAAATAGGTAAATTAGGTATATACGCATATTACCTAATAATGCCTAGCGCGCCTATTTAGAGTATATATAGGGGGCCAATGTTGCCATTGACAGTGATAACTCCAGAAAGGAGATTTAGGACAAATGCTTGAAAAAGAGATTGAGAAAATATTGGTGAACGAAGTAAAAAAATTGGGAGGCAAGGCATACAAATTCGTCAGCCCTGGGAATGACGGTGTGCCCGACCGAATTGTAGTTTTTCCGAACAGGGCGCCAGTGTTTGTAGAACTGAAAACGGGCGCGGGGAGATTAAGCGCACTGCAAAAGGTACAGTGCAAAAAACTACTTGATCTTGGGCAGAAAGTGGAAGTGGTCTATGGCATGGATGGCGTCAGTCAGTTCTTCCAGGACTACGGGTATGAGAAGATCAGCAAGGCACTGGACTGCAAATATGATTTATAAAATAAAAACAGGATTTGAGGAGGTGATGCCCTATGATATTCAAACCGCATGACTATCAAGCACACTGCATTGAGAAGATCATCGAAGTCAAGAAACTGGGGCTTTTTCTTGATATGGGTTTGGGTAAAACAGCAGTCACCCTGACAGCAGTCAAAGAATTAAAGTACAACCGGTTTCAAGTCCGTAAAGTTCTTGTCATAGCCCCGAAGAAAGTAGCGGAGGGTACCTGGACAAAAGAAAAAGATAAATGGGATCATACTAAAATGCTTCGGGTGTCCCCAGTACTGGGAAGCCAGGCGAAACGAATCCGGGCATTAAATACACCGGCAGACATCTATATCATCAACCGGGAAAACGTGGTATGGCTGGTGGACTACTACCGGAACAGTTGGCCGTTTGACATGGTTGTGGTCGATGAGTCCAGCAGCTTCAAGAGCCACAAGGCAAAGCGCTTTAAAGCCCTGGCAAGCATAGGAGGTCACATCGATCGCATGGTGGAGCTTACCGGAACGCCTTCTCCGAACGGACTGGATGATTTATGGGCACAGGTCTTCCTGCTTGACGGCGGCGAACGTCTGGGAAAGAGATATACTGGATTCCGGGACAGGTACTTTGATCCGGGAGACCGGGGAAACAATGTGGTCTACAACTACAAGGCAAAACCGGGATCCGAGGAAAGTATCCTGGATAAGATTTCGGATATCTGCATCAGCATGAAGGCAAGTGACTATCTGCAGCTTCCGGATGTCGTGGATCATGAAATACCGGTCGTTCTGGATTCGAAAGCGGAAAAGGCTTACCAGGAACTTGAAAGACAAATGGTCCTAGAGTTACCAGATGAAGAAGACATCAGTGTCACAAGTGCTGCCGCATTAAGCAATAAGCTTCTGCAGCTGGCCAATGGGGCAGTGTATGACGAGGATCACAATGTTCACGAGGTCCACAACTGTAAGATCGAGGCTTTTATGGAACTGATCGAGAGCCTTCAGGGGAAACCGGCACTAGTATTTTACAACTATCAACATGATAAGATCCGGATTCTGAAAGCCTTGGAGAAATCAAAATTAAGAATTAGACAGCTTAAGACGACACAGGATGAGGACGACTGGAACGACCACAAGATTGATATTCTGCTTACGCACCCGGCCAGCAGTGCTTATGGGCTGAATCTGCAGCAAGGTGGAAACCATGTGATTTGGTTTGGTCTTACATGGAACTATGAGTTGTACACACAGGCCAACAAGCGACTGCACCGGCAGGGGCAGAAAGAAAAAGTAATCATTCACCATCTGATCTGTACCGGTACCAGAGATGAGGATGTCATGGAGGCTCTGCAACGAAAAGATGATGTGCAGGGCTGGGTCATGCAATCCTTAAAAGCCCGGATCAAGGCCATCAAGGATCAGGAAAAGAAGGAGAAAAAATAATGGGTAAAAAGATAGATGTAGGCAAGAGGATCAAAGCGGTAAATAAAAAGTGGGATAAGCAGGCTATGAAATATCAAGGAAGCGGTTACCGAGATGTTGTGTGTCAGGGATGTGGTGAGAAGCTGGATCCAGATGTCAGCACGGAAGGAATCGAGTACATTAAGACAAAACGAGGCAGTGAGGTATTTTTCCACACGGATTGCATGGACAAAGTGTGGAAAAGTGGAATCAAGTAGGAGGAAAATAAATTATGGGAGATGTAATGCCAAAGGAACAATCAGATTACATAAGCAAAATAAAAGATGAGTGTCTTGAAAAAACAAACATGTCAGAACAAGAAGCCTGGGATTTTGGTTTAAGATGCTGGCAGTTAGGATATGGGAAAATTACAGGCTGGATACCGGTATCTAAACAGTTACCGGAAGAACCCCCAGAGGGATTGACAGACTTAGATGACATGCCGGAATATATCGTAACGATTGCCGGAGCATTGGAGTCTACCACATTACAGTATATGGGAGACGGCGAATGGTGTCGGGACGGTGTATTTTACAACGTGTCTGCATGGATGCCACTGCCGGAGGCGTACAAGGAGGACAGCTTATGAGCAACGCAGAGGGCTATCACGACCCAACAGCAGACCGAGCCATACATAATGCCACGAAGATGCCAAGACGCATCAAGGACGTATATAGAGCGTTACAGGCGGTGGCTGGTTTACAGGGATTTGAGATCGTAGGACTAAGGGATAAAAAGACCGGTAAGGAGTGGAGGAGATAGTAGATGGAGAAGCATATCCTAGAGCAGTATGTAGACTTACAGACCGAGGAGCGGGATCTGCTTCGGCGGATCCAGTCAGTATCAGATCAGATCAGAAACATGGAGACTGAGGGGTATATGGTGGCGGATTCCGTCACCTGCGGGAGAAAAGGTAAAAAGCCATTGGGGACAAAAAAGATTCAGGGGTTTCCGTATCCGGACTATATCAGCAAGCGGGCAAAGCTTCGCACTTACAAGATGCAGCTCGAACTTGCGGACCAAAAGATGTTGGAGTTGCTTTCTGAGGTGGAGTTATGGATCCAGGAGATCCCGGACAGTCGGATCCGCAAGATTATTCGGTACCGGTTTATTGACGGATGCAGTTGGACAAAAGTGGCATACCGAATGGGTGGGTGCCACACAGCAGATGGATGCCGGATGGCAGTAGAACGATTTTTGACAGAAAAATAATGTTTGTTCGTTTTGTTCGTCTTTGATGTGGTAAGATGATATTGTGGAAAAATTATAAAATCCAACAACCCCATTTTGACATATTCTCCTAAAGATTTTTTACGACTGTCAGGTGTCAGATCCTGATAGTTGTCTGCTCCTTTGTTAGGGTTGGTGGGGCCAAGTAAGAACTCTGACAGTGGCGGTTAAGAATAAACATCTTCCCGGTTCTGAGACGGCCGGGAAGATATATCAGGAAATAGCTCATTGGTAGTAGCACGGAGAAGGTACCGATAACATGACTCCGAGGCAATAGGTTCGATTCCTATTTTCCTGACTCTCCGCTTATGCGGAGGTACCTCCCCATTTTTAGCGTCTGGCAGACATTACGCGCTGCCGGGTGCTTTTTAATGTTCTTTGTATACATTCTACATTATGTGGAATATTGGAAGAATATGGTTTATAATCAAAGGAAAGCTGAATTGTTGGGAGAAGATTCGGATGTCAAAAAAAACTGTAGAATTTATGAGACTTGAATTAATAGATAGTGACGGAAATAGAATTGGTCATGATAAATTAGAAAATATTTGGCATAATATATTTAATAAATATTGTGTGGACAATGGTTCTTACAGATCATTAGATCTTTCTCCCCAAATAGCGCCAGAGGATATCGAGCCAAAAAAGATTTTGGATTTATTTGAGCATGAAGAAGAACCATACTTCTTTGGACGAATATGCAAAAAGAAGTCTAAAAATGCAATGCTAAGACGGGATTATGAAACGCTAAAGGCAACGGAGGTTTTTAATAACAAGGATTCACTTAAGCAGGGTATAGAAGGGTTCACATTTTTTATTATTGATTTTGGAAAAGGTATTCTTACTATTGCGAATACAAAAGATGCACCAGGAGCATCTGTATTAAACAATATATTCGATAATTACAACCAAGAATATACTTTGAAATTTACAAATATACCGAACGAGGATGGCGTGAATGTGCTTTATGGTTCGCAAAATCCGACTGTATCAAAACTGAGATTTGAGATTCCAACTCCAAATGCAGAATTTCTATTAAAAGTTTTGCAATTAGAGGAACCTGTAATACTAGAGATGGCAAAGAATAAAGACCTTATTGCTGATATTGTTATCAAGGCAGCTCCGTATAAAAAATTGGAAACTGACCAAAGTGCCGTAAGACGTATAATTGATATATTAAAAAAGAAAAAAGATAATTACGGTAAAGCAGTGATAACAGGAAAATCAGAAGATTTTAGTACAACAGATTTTGATTTGCATGCAAGATATTTTTCGTACCCGATTGACGTAAAAAATTACAGGCAAAAAAATGGAAAAAAGATTGAACTGGATTTGGGAGAGATTACGGAACAATATAAAAATGGGCTTTTTGAGGCTTACCATATTAATTATAAAATGATATTGGCAATAGCTGATAGGATGGATTAATGAAAAAATTTATTTATAAAAATAATTATTTGGATAAGGTAGTATTTGCTTGCATTTTCTCAATAATAATTTGCATTATAAAAGCTACTTTTGACTTTGAAATTTTAAAGATTCCGACTAAAGAAGTAAGGGGATACCATTCGGATATCCTTACAATAAATTCTATATTTAGCGGGTTCGCTTTAACAAATTTAGGCATTTTATTAAGCATATCGGATGATCAATTGGTAAAAAAATTAGAAGGAACAGATATTCTAACTAAACGAAATACTGTTATTGCGCATTCTATTATTTTTGGAGCAATTTCTATTTCTACGTCTTTACCATATGTTTTAAATTTTAATTTTGATTGGGCGAGAAGTTTATTTGGAAAAAGTATATGGTTTTACAGTAAATACTTTTTCTTTAATTTAGAGATACTCAGCTTGTGTTTTAGCATTTTGTATTTTATTCTATCAATTAGACAAATGATAAAATTATTATCTGTTGTATATGTTCCAAGACCTAAGTTATCCGATAATGATATAGATGAACTAAAACAAAAAATTAATAATAGAAAATAGTAATTAGGCATCCTCCGGGGTGCTTTTTCTATACATAAAATTGACCCAGATTGGAAGGTGAGGTGATGAGCAGTGGACATGAAAACTTAATACCATTTGATAAACGAAGCGAGAAGGAAGTGCGAGAACTTGCCAGAAAAGGCGGAAAAGCTTCGGGTAAGACAAGACGTGAGAAAGCCAATCTAAGAAAGAAAATGAATTGGATTCTAACTATTGAAGCAGATGCAGGAAACCTATCCGATATGCTGAAAGCAAATGGCGGTGAGAGTTCATATGAAGAGATTATAGCCATGGCAATGGTTAAAGAAGCTGGAATGGGCAATGTCCAGGCGTATAATGCTATTAAAGATACTATTGGGCAGAGCAATAAGGATGATCTTGATATAGCCGAACAGGAGAGCAAGATAGAACTGAATCGGGCGAAGAAAGAGACTATGACCGGTGAGAATGAAGAAGACGAGGCTCTTAATAAACTGGATCAGATATTGAAAGAGGTGCATGACGATGCAGTTAAGCAGCAAACAAAATGAATATATTCTGGGCGCATCGCACCGCTGGAACATTAAATCTGGAGCCGTCAGGTCCGGTAAATCGTTTGTAGATACTGCCTACATGATTCCCTCACGGATCCGTGAAAGAGCCGGTGAACCTGGCCTGAATGTGATCCTTGGAGTATCCAGAGAGACGGTAGAACGAAATGTGCTGCAGCCTATGCGGGAGATCTACACGGATCGCCTGATCGGGACGATCAACAACCGAAACATTGCCAGAGTCTGTGGAGAAGATGTCTATTGCCTGGGTGCTGAAAAGGTCAGCCAGGTCGCAAAGATACAGGGATCCTCAATCAAGTATGCTTATGGTGATGAGGTCGCAAAGTGGAATCAGGAAGTATTCCAGATGTTGAAGTCAAGGCTAGATAAGCAGTACAGCTGTTTTGATGGATCATGTAACCCTGAGAACCCTACACACTGGCTGAAACAGTTTATTGATTCGGATGCTGATATCTATCTGCAGAAGTACCGGATTTTTGACAATCCTTTCCTGCCATCAGAATATGTCTATAACCTCTGCAAAGAATATGAGGATACCGTTTACTATGATCGACTGATAGAGGGCTTATGGAAGCGTGCAGAAGGTGCTATCTACCGGAAGTTCGCAGACAAGCCAGAATCATTCATACAAAAGGCAGACAAGGAACATATCACAAGGATAGAAATCGGAGTTGACTTCGGGGGCAATGGATCCGGACATTCTTTTGTGGCAACGGCAAAGTACAAGAGTGGCCGTGTACAGCCGGTGATGAGCGAGCGGCACATGAATGTTGATTATCAAGAAGGAATCGATGCAAACATATTATCAGACCTGATCATAGAGTTCGTTGAGAAGGTAGTTAAGAAATATGGAAAACCGAAAGCCCTGTACTGGGATAATGCAGAAACAGTACTCGGTCAGAGCATCACGAAGGCTTGCAGAAAGCCATTTCCATTTATGGTAGTGCTGCCAGCATGGAAAGAACGAATCAAAGACAGAATCGACTATACAGTCCGACTCATGGGAGCCGGGCTCTTTTCAATCACAGAAGACTGTGAGACACTCTCACAGGCATTACAGGATGCAGTATGGGACACCAAAAGCAATGAGGATGTCCGGTTGGATGATGGCAGCACAGACATTGATTCACTAGATGCTTTCGAATATTCCATTGAACGAGATATGAACAATCTGGAATTGAATCCGGTGAAAGGAGGAATATAAAACATGTTTAAACTGGAAAACAATGAAGAACTGACAGACATAAAGCTGAATGAGTTTCTATCACAGCACACTGCAGAATGCACAAACCGATATTCAAAACTGGAAAAAGCATACAGAACAGACTATCCGATCTTTCACCAGAAGGAAAAGCCGGACTGGAAACCTGACAATCGGATCGCAGTAAACTTTGCGAAATACATTGTTGACACTATGAATGGATTCTTTATTGGGAATCCGATCAAAGTCACTGCGGATGAGGAGAACATCGGAAAGTATATCGAAATGCTGGACCAGTACAATGATCAGGACGACAACAACTCTGAGCTGGCCAAAATCTGCAAGATTTACGGTAAAGGATATGAGATGTACTATGTGGATGATCAGGCCAACATTGGCATTACATACCTGACTCCGATGGAAGCTTTCATGATCTATGATGATTCGATCCTCTGCCGGCCTCGGTATTTTGCGAGACTGTATAAGGATGCCGATGGCGTGCTACACGGAAGTATATCGGATGATACTCGAGTCAGATATTTTACACAGAAAGGTAAGCTTACCTGGGATCCGGAAGATAAGATACATGGATTTGACGGTGTTCCTGCCGTTGAGTACGTTGAAAACGAGGAGCACACGGGAATCTTTGAGCCGGTTCTCAACATGATCAATGCATATAACAAAGCGATCAGTGAGAAATCGAATGACGTGGACTACTTTGCTGATGCCTACCTGAAAGTACTCGGAGCGATTGTGGATGAGGAATCAATCAAGGATATCAGAGATAACAGGATCATTAATTTTCCGGGAGCATTGAAGGATATTCTTCCGGAAGTTGATTTTTTGCAGAAACCTGATGGAGATGCCACGCAGGAACATTTGATTGACCGTTTGGAGAAGTTGATCTTTCAGATCTCAATGGTGGCGAACATCTCTGATCAGAACTTTGGCCAGACTACCGGCATCGCATTAAAGTATAAGCTGCAGGCAATGAGCAATCTGGAAAAGACAGAAGAGCGAAAGTTCACCAGTGGTATGAACCGGAGATACAAATTGATCTTCAGCAATCCGGTATCAGGGATGAAGAAAGACGACTGGTTAAAACTCCATTATTATTTCACTCCGAACTTCCCGGCGAATGTACTTGAGGAATCTGAGATTGCACAGAATATAGACGGTATTGTCTCACAAGAGACTCAGTTATCAACACTATCAATCGTGGACAGTGCACAGAATGAGATTAAGAAGATTGATCAGGAGAAGGAGAAACAGCAGAGTAGTGTGGTGGATCAGCAGTTATTGGAGAGGTTGAACAATGGACAGCAAAACGTATTGGAGCCAGAGGGAAGCGAAACAGCTGCAGAAGAACATAACGGATGAGCTGAAATACAATAAAAAGATCCAGGAGATCTATGATTATATGCTGGACAATGTCCAGAAAGAGATCAATGGCTTTTATTCCCGTTATGCATCCAAAGAGGGAGTATCCTTAAGCAAAGCGAAGAAACGTGTCAAGCAGCTGGATATCGAGGCTTACGAGCGTAAAGCAAAGAAGTATGTTGCAGAGAAAACCTTTACTCCGGAGGCAAACGAAGAAATGCGCCTTTACAATGCCACCATGAAAATCAATCGACTTGAAATGCTGAAGGCAAATATCGGACTTGAAACTGTCAGCGGATTCAACGACCTGCAGAAGTATTTTGATACTACGCTGACTGATCGGACTTTATCGGAGTTTAAACGTCAGGCAGGAATCCTAGGGAAAACGGTGCAGGATAATCAGAAACTGGCACACTCGATCGTGAATGGATCGTTTCATAATGCAAGGTTTTCTGACCGGATCTGGATGTATCAGGCACAGTTGAAAGATGAGCTTGATAAGCAGTTACAGATTGGATTGATTCAAGGCAGGAATCCGAGACAGCTTGCTATTCATATTTCAAAGGCGTTTGGAGCAAGGCGATCAGATGCTGAGAGATTGATGCAGACTGAACTGGCCCGAGTGCAATCAGAGGCACAGAAACAATCATTTGAGAGAAATGAATACGACCAGTATGAATTTATCGCAGAACCGACCGCCTGCCCGATCTGCAGAGCAATGGATGGCAAGATATTCGCGGTTAAAGATATGATGCCAGGGGAGAATGCAAGCCCAATTCACCCAAATTGCCGCTGCAGTTCTGCTGCCCATATGGATCGGGAAGAGTTTGATAAATGGCTGAATCATCTGAATCAAGGTGGTACTACGAAAGATTGGGAAAAATTCAGAGAAAAAAGTGTTGCAAAATCTGGTGGGAATGCTAAGATGATATCAGGAGCAATAAGTGGAGCGAGGAACCCATATGGTAAAGCGGCGGATACACATGCTAAAAAATATTATGGGCTTGTCCGGAAGATGTCTACAGATGTTTCCAGAATTTCTGAAACTACAGGTTATTCAGAAGACGAAATTCAGGCAATTAAAAATTATTTATTTATAGATGAACATAACTTAGGGGATAATGGTTTTAGGCGGTTCGATCCAGATTATATGATCGGAGAATCATGGAGGCGGCTCATAGACGGGAAACCGGAGCCGCATGATTTAACCTTAATAAATCATGAGATAATGGAGAAAAGGCTAATATCTCAGGGAATATCTCAGGATGAGGCACATATACGGACCACTGCTAAATATAATTACGATAAGGAGGCATCTGAGTTTTATGGTAAGATTAAAAAATTTAGAAAAGAGTAATATTACTGTAGAGTGTGATATTATTCCGGAAGACAGCAAACAGCTTGGCCATATCGTAGTAAATTTGGATTCTGGGGAATTGGAAAACTATTCTTTACCCGAGGGATATGAGTGGTGTAGAAACCATGTACACCATGCACAAATGGCGTTATATGAACTGGCAAAGGAAAAGAATATGCCAGATGAAAAATTACTTATGTGGTATTAATAGCATCAGTCAACTATGGCCGGTGCTATTTTTATACTCAATTTTAAGGAGATGATGATTTCTTGGTGGATAAAATAAACATATGCGGTGTGCAGTACAGCATTGAAGAATTAGACACGGTGGACAATGATCCGATGACTTTAGGGTTATGCGTATATACAGATGCCAAAATAATGATTAAAAAAGATCTCAGCAAAGACAGAAAAAACCAGACATTTATACATGAATTAACTCATGCTATAGCTTATGAAGCAGGGTTTGATGAACAGAATGAAGACGTTGTAAATAGATTTGGAAAGGTTTTATTTCAGGTACTAAGTGAGAACAGCTTAGCCTTTGCAGACTAAGCTGTTCCCGTGATTATTTTTCTTTTGAGACGCCTTTGAATTTGCCACCGGAAGTTTTAACATCCATAAACTTACCGGTTTTGGTATCTCTTTTTGTCCAAAGGCCGGTCTTGGAATTTAAAGACTGTGAGCGACCTTTAACAGCACCCTTACGGGCGTTGTTTTTTGGTGGGTTTTTAGCCACATTATCACCTCGCTTTCAGAAAAAGTATACTACTTTTGTAAATGATTTCAACAGAAAAGAGGAGAAATATGGAAAGACAAGATTTAATCATTTGGATATCTGATGGACAAACAATGATGTTTGAAAATGTCAGTGAGTTTGAGTGGCATACTCTGGAAGGTGGATATATCAAATTTATATATGATGGGGTATCTACTGGAAAGACAAGAAGTGCGGTCTTCTTCTTAAAAGACATTATGGGATATGCATTGAGCAATGACAAGGCGGTGATCCAATAATCTGCCACCGGATGGGCAACACTCCGGAGATAAAGGAGAGTGACGCAGGATTGATTGAAATACAGGTAGAAAAACAGGATAGTGGTTACAGAATCATAGTTGATGGCCACGCAGGAGGTAAAAGAGGTACAGACATTGTGTGTGCCGCAGTCTCCACTTTGTGCGACATGTTGATCGAGTCCCTGAAAAGCCTCACGGAGGACCACTGTAAATATCTCCTTGAGAGTGGATATTTTGAGATCAGATATGACTATATGTCATGCAGAGGACGAGTACTGATTGATGCGTTCTATCTCGGGCTCTGTCGACTAATGAATACATATCCAGAACAAGTAGAACTTGCAAATAAAGATAGAAGAATTGAATTAATGAACGTATCTAACACGCTATGAGCGTGTTTTTATTTTGTCCGAAATGACGTTAAACTACCTGCAACTGCTCTGGGCAGACGAACGGAGTGGGGGCAAGAAAGGAATAGTATGAAAAATAGAATTTATGAGACAACAAAAGAAAGATATGAAAGACCCTTAAATCTGCAGATGTTTGCAGAAGACGGTGACGGTGGCAGCACCGGAGATGGTAATGACAGTGGTGCCGGAGAAGGAGACGACAGCAACAACGAGGATGATAAGGGTGGCGACCAGAAGCCTACTTTTGATGACTTTTTAAAGGACGCTGATAATCAGTCCGAGTTCGATCGGCGAGTGAATAAGGCAATAGACAAAGCAGTTAGCAATGCACAGAGGAAATGGCAGACGCTGACAGATGACAAGGTCTCTGAAGCTGAGAAGCTTGCAAAAATGACAAAAGAGGAGAAAGCTGAATACCGGGCAAGTAAGCTTGAAAAAGAGCTCGAAAGCATGAAACGGCAGAACGCTCTTACAGAGATGTCCAAAACAGCCAGAAAGATGCTCTCTGAAGAAGAGATCAACATTCCGGACGAATTATTGACTCATCTTGTTACAGCAGACGCAAGCGGAACAAAGACCGCAGTTGATTCTTTCGTTAAGCTATTTAAGTCTTCTGTTCAAGCGGCAGTAAAAGATGCACTCAGAGGAAATGCGCCGAAAGGTGGAACAGGTAGCAATAGAGCGGTTACCAAAGACCAGATACTTGCGATCAAGGACAGAGCTGAAAGACAGCATATGATCGCGGAACATATGGATTTATTCCAATAATTATATTATAAGGAGGCATGAGAACATGCATAATAAAAGAAAATTTGACTTACAGCTGTTTGCAGCATTGCAAGGTCAGACAGGAACAGCGCAGATTACGACCAATGCAAGAGAGATTGATTTCGTAACTTCTTTTTCAAAAAATCTTGAGGCGCTGACCGATATCATGGGGATCAGCAGATTTGTCAAAAAGGCAAATGGTACTGCCCTGAATACAAAGACAGCAACCGGAACTTTGGAAAGCGGTGCAGTGGCTGAGGGTGATGAAATTCCGTTATCTCAGTTTAAGGTGGAGGAAAAGCCCATTGATACCATTACGCTTGAAAAATACCGCAAAGGTGTGACTGCAGAGGCTATCGCAGAACATGGCTATGATGTAGCGGTTGCCATGACCGATGAAGAGTTCAAAACCGAGCTTCAGGATATCGTGCTGAATCGTTTTTACGATTTCATGAAGACTGGAACACTTAAATCGACAGAAACTACTTTTCAGATGGGCGTTGCGATGTCTATCGGAAGAGTCAAGGACAAGTTCAAAAAGATCCACAGAACAGCTACTGGCGTTGCCGTATGGGTGAACACTCTTGATCTGTATAAGTATATCGGTGCGACCCCTATCACGATTCAGACCGCTTTTGGTATGGATTACGTAGAAAACTTCATGGGCGCTGATGTGATGTTTATTTCTTCCGAACTGGAGGAGGGACAGATTATTGCAACACCGATTAACAACATGATCGGTTACTTTGTGGATCCGGGCGATTCCGAATTTGCACAGGCAGGGCTGGCATACACTACTGACCCTGAAACTGGCCTGATCGGGTTCCATACGGAAGGAAATTACAGCCGTGCGCTGTCAGAGTCCTACGCGCTTATGGGTCTGAGATTGTTTGCAGAGTATCAGGACGCAATTGCAGTTATTACTGTATCTGCCGGCACTGGTGGATCGGGGGAATGACTTCGCCTATAGCCGGACAGGCGATACCCGGATACGCGATACTGTCAGAATGACCGGCTAATTTGAAGAAAGGAATGGTGAATAATGGCTGATGAAGCATATCCCAAAAGGGAATATGGAACATATGAGATAAATGAAAATCTTTCTTTGAAGGAGAACCTCGCCGCCGCAAAGGCGGCTGGAGCTCTTATTCTAAAGGCAGATCTCGACAGATACGAAGAATGGATCGCCAAGCTGGATGCAAGAAAGACCGCTTTGGAAGATATTACAAATTTACCTAACCCCGGAATTACATTCTTGAAAAAAGGTTCTTTGGGCGGTATGCGAGACTATATTCAGTCAGCAAGTGCATCAGACTTAACAGCACTTACAACTCGAGTTCAGGCGCTTGAAGATGCGGCGAAATAGGGCGGTGATTAAATGGCAGCACTTGATGATGTAAAAGTATTACTGGACATCACAGAGACTGATCAGGATAAGAAGCTGAGCCTGATCATTGATAATGCTGAAAAACAGATTCTTGCTTATTTGCCAGCCGGAATTGAAGAAGTGCCAGAGGCTCTGCAGTATATCGTGACTGAACTTGCGATTGTACGGTTTAACCGGATCGGCAACGAAGGTATGTCCAGCTACAGCCAGGAGGGCGAGAGCATCACATACGGGGATGATATTGCCCCGTATCTCTCTGCTATACAGGCATGGTGTGAAGAACAGGAGAACAATAATCGAGGGGTGGTGCGTTTTATATGAGATATGATACCCCTATTTTCTTTGTTAAAGAGGCTGAAAAACATTATGATCCGGAAGCAGGAGAATGGATTCAGGGGGAGCCAGTACGAACAAAGAAATATGCGAATGTAACACACATGGGTGCAGACCGACAGCAGGCCGTATTTGGTGATGTGAAAGCCAATCGGCTTGTTGTACGTTTACAGCGTGTTTATAGCGAATCTTATGACCTTATCGAAATAGGCGGAAAAGCTTATCATACGGACACTGAGAGGCTTCCCAGTGATACACAGAGCTTGGTGGTGATACAGAACAATGGCTGAGTTAAAGATTGAAGGCGTTGATGAACTCATGAAAGCCCTGAAAAAGAATGTAAAGCTTGACGATGTAAAGAGGGTTGTAAAGCAAAACGGGTCTGAACTGCAGAACGCTGCTGAGCGTGTTGTACCAGTAGACACTGGTACTTTGAAACGCAGCATCGGTCTTGAAATTAAGGACAGTGGATTGACTGCAGAGGTTGAGCCAACCGCTGAATATGCGCCGTATGTGGAATATGGGACCCGATACATGAGGGCTCAGCCTTATATACGCCCGTCTCTGGAGAGGCAAGAAGGTCAGTTTAAGGCGGACATGAAGAAGCTGGTAAAGTAGGAGGGGTATATGGAAAAGACAGTAGAACAAGCCATACACGATAAGTTATGGCAGATTGTATCACCTTTGGCCGCAGAGCATGTATATGAAAGCCGTCCTATGACGGAAGTCATATATCCTTTTGCGGATTTTGAAGACTTTCTTTCCAGCTTCGTAGGTACAAAGAATGGAACGCTTGCACGGATTGCGGTTGATCTAAACCTCTGGGAATCCGAGGACAAGCGGAAGCACGTCTCCGATGCAGGAGAAGCTCTTTTCAGGCAGGCAATGCAGCTGACAGATGTATTTGGGTATCAAATATCCATGAGAGTAAGTGATTCCACAATCAGAGTAATACAAGACAGAACCGTGACACCTCCGATCTGGCGATGCATGGTTCATTTAGAATTTGACGTATAGGAGGTAAAAATATGTCAGTTATACAAGGCAAACGAATTGTATATTTATATCGCCTTTTGGATGAGGCGAAGACGAATGATGCGACAGCAATTGCATTCACAACAGAAAACAGTACGTCCATTTCGAGTGATTCGGACACGGTTTCCACGAAGAGTGGAAGCATCAGGGTTCCGAAAGATCCTGAGACAGAAATTAAGGCAACGGCGATTTTTGCCAGCGAGAATGATGAGATTGCTAAAAAGATAAAAGCAGCGGTATTAAATGGCGATATGTTGGAGATCTGGGAGGCAAACCTTGATGATCCCGGCGATGACACAAATGAAGGCAAGTTCGCTGCTACGTACTATCATGGATATGCCACCAGCTATGAGCTGACCTCAAATAGTGAGGATCATGCAGAGGTTGCACTTGAGTTTGCCATTGACGGTAAAGGTGTTGATGGCTATGCGACTGTAAGTGATGAACAGCAGGCTATCGCTGACCTGGTATTTAAGGATACAAAAAAAGACACGTCGGGGGAATAACATCCCTTGGCACGTCAGCCATAGTAGGTCAAGGGATCGTTGATATGGCGATAATAAGTGAGTAGATGGAGGAAAAAATAGATGCAGGAATTAACAATTAACGGTCAGGTATATCAATTCAACTTTGGGATGGGCTTTCTTCGGGATATGAACGCGAAAGTTTCTATTACAGACAGCGACGCACCTGGTGTAAGGCGAAATGTTGGGGCGCGCTATAACATAGCGAGAATTATTGATGGTGATGTGGAAGCTTTGGAGGATGTACTTGATACAGCAAACAAAGGGCAGAACCCTCGTCTGACAAAAGCGGCGATTGATGCCTTTATTGATGATGAAAACACCAATATTGATGAGGTGTTTGATGAGGTTATGGGTTTTTTAAAGACAGCAAACTCTACCAGAAAAGTGACAAACCAGATTCTGGAAGCGGTGGAGAATCAAAAAGCAAGAGCAAACCAGTAAGCATTGAAGAAATGTACCATGAGATAGCTATTAATTGCTTTCGCTATTTCGGATTTAAGAGACTATCGGAGGTGGATCAGCTTACGATACCTGAATATGAGCTGCTGATTGAAGCACATAACCTGCAAATGGTGGATGAAGAATATAGACGCCATGAGCAGGCTTTTTTAAATTATCAGGTTCAGGCACAAAAGCCTTCCGGAAGAAATAAGACCAGGCCGGTTTATAACACTTTTAATAAATTCTTTGACTATGAAAAAGCGATTGCCAGCGTGAAAAAGAAGAAGTCAGATAAGCCACAGGAGAGGTTCAAAGGTATCGGAAAATTGTTAAGGAAAGGAGGGAAAATGAATGGGTGATTTTTCTGTAAGAGCAGTACTTTCTGCGGTGGATCATGGATTTTCGTCTACTCTAAAAACCGCAATGGGATCTGCAAATAGTTTGAAGACCACTCTTACAGGCGGCCTTGGATTCGGTATCATGGCTGGCATCGGACACAAGGCCTTTTCTATGGTGTCCAGCGGCCTTACAGGACTTACCAAGGAAACGATAGGAACCTCCGATTCTATGCAGAAACTGCAGACAGCAATGCGGTTCGGCGGTACGCCAGAAGCAGAAATACAGAGGATTGCCGGTGCTACAGGTTCTCTAAAAACCTATGCTGATGATACCGTGTTCTCTCTTAACGATGTTCTGAGTACATTCGGAGCACTTTCAGCGAATGGAATTAAGGACGCTGATAAAATGACCGAGGCTGTTGGCAACGCAGTTGCTGTATTCGGCGGCGGTGCGCAAGAATTTAGCGCTGTTGGATTGGCATATAGCCAGGCAATGGCTGCTGGTGCCCTCCATGCTCAGGACTGGAATCAGATCTTAAATGCCAGCCCACAGTTAGCCGGTGGATTAAGAAAAGAGTTGTCAAAGCTCAATCCCGTTATCGGTAAAGATTTTAAAGGCGCAATGGAAGACGGCGAGATCACAGCAGAGCTCTTGGGACAGGCCATGAATAACATCGGTATGACCGACATGGCTAAAGACGCGGCTACATCCGTAACAACTTTTGAAGGTGCTATGGGGAACATGGAAGCAACAGCGTCCAGCGGTATACAGAAGCTGTATGATTCCTTTGCGAAAACAAAAGTGATTGATGCTATCAATGGGATGAATGACAAGATTGGATCCGCATTCGACTGGATGGCGGAGAAGATCCCTGGTGTACTGGATAAAATATCTCCATACTGGGACGTTATCAAAGAAGATGCTGGCCAGGTTAAAGAAGCATTCGGTGAAGCAGTCAGCGCTATTGGCGATAGCTTAAGTGAACTCACAGGATCGTTCGGATCCACAGAAAGCGTAAGTAACTTTTCAGATATCATGGGAACTGCTACGGACGCCATTAAAAAGTTTGCCAGTTTTCTGACAGAACATTCCGATCAGATTGCAGACCTTATTACGAAGTTGCCCCAACTGCTTCTTGCATATAAAGGATTTAAAATAGTAAGCGCAGTAGCTCCGGCACTGGGGCTTTTCTCAAAGGGTATTATGGGACTTGCGGGAAAAGGTGTAGGGGCGATTGCGGGGAAGTTAACAGGTGTATCCACAGCCACACAGACAGTCGGAAGTGCAAGTGCATCAAGCTCAGGCAGTCTTTTACAGATGTCTGTAGCGTTTATTGCTCTTGGAGCAGGAATAGCGCTTGCCAGTTTGGGGCTGGCATTGATTGTAAATTCTGCAATTCAAATGGCTCAGGCTGGTCCGATGGCCGCAGTGGCCGTGGCTGGCCTTGTGGGTGTTATAGCGTTGCTCGCAGTGGGAGCTGCGGCTTTAGGCCCAGCACTTACCGCCGGTGCAGTCGGCTTTGTTGCCTTCGGTGCGGCAATTGCACTGGTCGGTGTTGGTGCTCTTGCGGCAAGTGCAGCATTGTCAATCGTTGCTGGCGTATTGCCTACAATTGCTCAATATGGGTTGCAGGGTGCTGTAGCGATTGCGGGTCTTGGAGCGGGAATGCTTGCATTTTCTGCAGGTGCTGCAGCTGCCGGTGTGGCCAGCGCTGTACTTGGTGCAGGACTTGCGGTTGTAGCTGTTGGACTTGGACTTGTTTCCGGTGTGGTTATGATCGCAGCGGCAGGAGTTCTTGCACTTGGAGCAGGCGCAGTTGTGCTTGGGGCAGGACTTACAGTCGCGGGAGCGGCATTAACAGTTGTCGGCGCTGCCCTTCCCCCGGTTGGATCCGGTGCCATAGCAGCCACAGCGGGACTTGCTGGAATGCTTGCAATTACTGCCGGACTTGCGGCAGGTTTGCTTGTGTTGAATGCTCCATTACTGCTATTAGGACCAACATTTTTAGTTGCTACAGCTGGAGCATTAGCTTTTGGTCTTGCAATGACAGGATCAGCTGCCGGATGTACTTTAATGGCCGCAGCACTGAAACTGGTAAATTCAAGTATGAAATCTATTTCAAGCAATGCAAAGTCTGCACAGAAATCAATCAGTAGCATGAAGAGCTCAGTCAGCATTGTTGGGGATGGTCTGGATGCTTTGGGAAACAAAGCAAAGGATGCCGTAAAGAAATTCACGAGCGCATTTTCATCTGGCTCAAGCAGTGCACAAACAGCTGGTAGAAAAATGGCTGACGGTGTGAAAAACGGTGTTCAATCAGGATTACAACCTGTGCCCGGTGTTGCGACTAAGAGTATGAACGGTTTTAACTCCGCTCTTTCATCTGGTGGATCGAGGGCGGTCTCAACAATGAGGAGTACTGCAAATCAAATTGTTTCAGCCGCTAACTCGGCGACCGGAAGAATGCGAGGTGTTGGAGCCAATATCGGAGCAGGGCTTGCAAACGGTATGGCATCAAGTTTGGGGCATATAAGATCAATCGCCTCTCAAATGGCTGCAGCCGCCGAACAAGCGGTCAGAGCTAAAGCACAGATCCACAGCCCATCAAGAGTATTTAAAAAACTTGGTGCATTTGTTGGAGAAGGTTTCGCTGACGGCATTGAGTCCATGAGTGATACAGTTCAACGAGTAAGTGATCGCATGGTACAAATACCTGATGTGCCTGAACTTGCCGGAGCAGGTGGTGGGACGTTTTCCATGAATCGCACTTTGAGTGCTGAATACGAGTATAGTCCTGTGATCTATGTAAATGCAGAAGTAACAAGTGTGATGGATGGTAGAGAAGTAGGCTATGGATCCGCGCAGTATGTGCAGGAAAAGAACAAGAAAACTGAGAAATTTAAAAACAGATTACAAGGGAATCAGTAGGGAGGGAATATGAGATTTATTGATACAATTGAACATGGCAGTAATGAAGAGTCTCTCCCTGCAGAGGCTCTTTCGATTAATAGTGTATATATCGAGAATGTTATTGATGGCTACCGCACGCTGACAGTTTCAGGGCGAGAAACCCACAGTATGGACTATGATGAGAAACGGATCGGCGATCATACTTATATGCAGAACTACTATCAGGACAGCCGGATTATTGAAGTAGAGTATCAATTGCTTGCAGATAGCCCGGAAGAATTGATGCAGAAATATAACGTTCTGAACGGTCTTCTGAATTTTAAGGAAGCAAAGTTGATTTTTGCTGACGAATCTGACAAGTATTATATAGGAAGCAAGGCAGAATCTGAAGCTCCCCCAAAGGGAAGATTGAACGTAACATCCACATTCACAATCTATTGTCCTGATCCGCATAAGTATGCAGTTGATGAAAAAGAATTCCAAGCAAGTATAAATTCAGAGGGCGTACTCGAATCAATTATTAATAATGAAGGAACTGCGGAAGTTCCAATTGATTACACAATTAAAAATAACCATGACAACGGATTTTTGGGCGTGGTAACTGAAGATGCAGTGCTGCAGATGGGGAGAATTTCGGAGGTTGACGAGGTGCCTTATCAGCAGTCAGAAAACCTGATAAACACCAACGATTTTAGTGATTGGACGAGGGATACAAGCACGCATCCAGAGAACTCCGCAAAAAAGACGAATGGAAAGTTACAGATGAAGCCTTACAGCGGGCAGAACATACTACAATTGGTTGATCGTGGTGGTACTGTGGGAGTTAATGGTGGAATGATATCGAAAGAAATACCGCCAGATTCCGAGGGCATCGCAGGTGCTAAGAATTTTTGGTGTTATTTTAATGCCTGGTTTGAAACCGGGGCTGTCAAGCAAGTATCCACAATGTCGATAAACTTTTTAGATGAAAACAATGAACTAATATTTTGTTACATGATCGAAAAAAATAACTTGAATAGCAATCGAGCCCACGTGATGCTCAGGGGTGGAGGGAGTCAGCAACACAAATATTTTGATGAATATTTTGAGCCAAGTATGGCCGCTTATGGCAAAAACATGTTCGATTGGCAACGAGGCCATGCCGATGTTGTTAAAATGGGATCCACTCTTGGAGGATACTATTATGGCACACGCTACAGCGTAGACGTACCTGATTTGGCCGATAAGGTGTGTACAAAGATACAGCTATATATCGGAGGCTATGATACATTACCAATGGTTACGGGATCTGCATTTCGGTCATTGGTATTTCAGAAACACAATGTGGATAAATTAGATGATGTTCCAAATAGGTATCCACAAGACAGTACAGTCGAAATAGACGGACACGAGGGCAAGATTTATACCGATGGTATTTTACGGCCAGATGATGAAATAAGAGGATCCATATATCCGTTAGCTAAGCCGGGGAAAACCAAGGTGCAGTTTTATTACTCCGATTTTGCGGATCCAAAACCGGATATTACAGCAAAAATAAGAGAGGGGTGGCTATAATGCAAAACGTAAGATTGGCAGTATTGGATCATTTTGAGCATGTTTTAACTTTTTTTGATAACTCCATCCCTGATGCTACCCATTACGATGAGGCAATACTTCACACCTATCTTCAGGGATCTGCATACACCCTAGATGTTAAGGCGTCCAGTCAGGATACGGATAGTCAGTATCTAGTCGAGGGCAATAAGATCGCATTTGTATATAAGTCTAAGGATTATATGTGCAATATTATCAACGTATCTAAGGACGAAAGGGACATAGAGATATCGTGCTTCGGCCTGATTCTTGAGATGACAAATGAGACCAGAGAACCATATACAGCACCAAAAGCAATGAGTTTCAGCGAGTATCTGAAGGAATTTGACCCAGAAGGGACATTGACGCTGGGTATCAATGAGGTAAGCAATAAATCTATGGTGCTGAGTTGGGAAGGAAGCCAGACAGTACTGGCAAGACTGTATTCTATCGCTAACAGTTTTGAATCTGAATTAGAGTTTGTTACCAATTTAAATAATAATTACTCACTTGACAAGATAACATTGAATGTTTACAGGGAACACAGTGATCAATATCAGGGACTGGGGGAACGAAAAACCGGACAAATATTGCGATGGGGCAAAGAGATAGAGACCATAAGGAAGGAATCGGATATT